TCTTCTAGCTTCTGATACTCTATTGACGTAGATTTTATTAGTTGAATTGAATTGTCTTTTTTCAGATATCAAACAATAATCATTAAGTTCTTTCTTGTACGATGTGATTGTTTTTTCTGAGCATCCCATGAGTTCTGAAAGTAACTTGACTGAGAAGTTGCAATAGATGCCATTTTCATCGTGCCAGCCGTTCTTTTGTGACTGACCCCATTTGTCCCGCAAGATCGCGTATAAGACCTTAGCACCGATTGACAACCCCTTGAAACATTCGTCAAATAACTCTTGAGGAAGTTTGTAAAACATTTCAAAATCTTTATAGTCCTCTATTTTCAGTGGCATTCATTCTCCTTTTCTTAGTCGAAAAATAGCTCGTCAATGGTTATATCTGGTTTTATTTCCTTAACCATTTCTTTAATCGCCAACATTTCTTTATATTTAAAATGCTTTTTCCCTGACTCCTTATCGATATAGGAGGACCTGTTATATTCAACTTGTTAGCCATTTGTTCTTGGGTTAGATCAAGCATTGTTCTATAACCCTTTAACTTTAAGTTTTTACTCATCTTTTCTCCTTTCTATTCACTCTGCCAGATTGTCGCATTTATGCGACTGTCTCGCTAAAAAAAATGGCCATAGCTTCATCTTTTGAAAGATCAAGAGCTGACACAATCAAGTTTACTTCCTTGATCGAAAAGTTGCCATTTTGCTTCATCTTGCGGTAAAACGTACCTTTTGTAACACCGAGTTTATTTGCAAGTTTTTCTTGCGTGGTATTTCGTTCTACGATTTTACCTTTCAATTTTGATACATTAACCATGTATTCTCCTTTCTTTTTGTCGCACTTCTGCGACTTTTTGAATTAAGTATAACATGACCAGAAAAGTTTGTCAACAAAAAAAATCGCATTTTTGAAACTTTTTTGTTGCGTTTTGAAACTAAGGGGTGTAAAATTAACGTGTAATATATAAGAGGAGAAAAAATCATGAACGTCGGAGAAAGAATTAAATTAAGAAGAAAAGAATTGAAGATCTCTGCCGATACCCTCGCTGAGCGCGTGGGAGTTTCTCGCTCAACTATATTCAGATACGAGAGAGGGGATATAGAAAAGGTCGGTCCAGAGGTACTAAAGAAGATTTCTGAAACGTTGAATATTTCACCCGCTGATCTTATGGGCTGGGAAGATGAAGCAGAACAAACCGCTGAAACGGGTTACTCTGAAACAGACTTGCGCAAGCTGGCCGAAAGCGCAAAGACTTTCGACGGTAAGCCATTGACAGAGAACGATATACAAGCCATTCAAAATATTATAGAAATTTACTTACAAAGCAGATTATGACGATAGAAGAAATATGCGACAGTGAGGGAGTGACCCTTGCCTACTTTGATAACGAATTATGGCCACGGCCAGGAATGATAATCTCAGATATGAGGATTATCTTCGTTAATAAATCACTAAGTGGAGAGGCCCAGAAAAGGGTCATATTGCACGAATTAGGCCACTTAGAGCATACCGAGGCTAATTATATTATTAACCCGATAAAGTGCGAAAATGAGGCTAATAGGGCCATGATACACGCGCTACTGAGAGAGGAGCTGGAAAGAGTAGACAAGGAAGATTTTAACTATTTAAATTTTATGGAAAGGCACAAACTAAAATCAGTAACCGACGAATTAATGGTTATTGATGAATTTTATAGGCTAGTGGGATAGCCGGGGGGAATATATGAAAAAGGTTACGCTGGTAGCAATCGCTACGCTCACTTTATTTATAGCTGGATGCAGTCAACAGAATACTGCTACAGAACCAGAGCAAGAGCAAAAGACTGAACAAGTTGAGACAAAGCAGTCTAGTAGCAAGGAAGAAACAAGCAGTCCGAGTGTCGATCTAAAACACGCACCTACAACTTTAAACGGAGATGAAGACTATATGGCGGTTATCGCTTATAGATTTCAAAAAACGGTAAAACAAAAAATTGGCAAGGTCTATTACTACGATAACACCCTAGTAGTCAAATTGAATCTATCCAGAGAAGAATTAGACAAGGATGATGTGCAAGATTTTGCAGATAGTCTACACGACTTGAAAGTTGCCGTACTAGATCTATACAATTCAGATTACAACTCACACAAGCGAGTGGAACTTGAATTATACGATGCAAACGCTAAAGAAATTGCACACCAAAAAGGTGTAGATATGGTATTAGACTATTAAAAAAGCCCCACGCTCTCAAAGTNTTAAGGACTGGCATATATACAAGGTTTATACTGACGGGGGTTTCTCTGGGTCTACGACTGAAAGGCCAGCCCTAGAACAACTGATAAAAGATGCCCAGAGCAAGCTATTTGATACAGTACTAGTATACAAGCTGGACCGTTTGAGCCGTAGCCAAAAAGACACGCTCTACTTAATCGAGGATATATTTTTAAAAAATAATATCGAGTTCGTGAGCCTGCTCGAAAACTTTGACACATCCACACCATTCGGGCGGGCCGTCATAGGCTTATTATCCGTATTCGCTCAATCAGAGCGCGAGCAGATCAAAGAGCGTATGCAATTAGGCAAGCTGGGCCGGGCTAAATCTGGCAAGTCCATGATGTGGGCCAAAACGTCCTACGGATACAATTATAACAAGGATACCGGCACAATGACTGTTAACGAGTATGAAGCCCTGGCAGTCAAAGAGATATACGCATCATATCTAGCTGGTATGTCAATAACTAAATTGAGGGATAAAATCAACGAAGAATACCCAAAACAGCCGGCTTGGAGTTATCGCACAATCAGAGGAATACTAGCCAATCCTGTATATTGTGGATTGAACCAATACAAGGGCCAGACATTTCAGGGCACACACAAGCCCATAATCTCTCTAGCGGACTTTGAGCAAACTCAAAGAGAGCTTGCAAAACGACAGCAGACGGCCAAGGAATTATCAAACCCTCGACCGTTCCAGGCTAAATATATGCTATCAGGACTGGCTCAATGTGGATACTGTCACGCGCCCCTCAAGGTCATTTTGGGCCAAAAGAGAAAGGACGGCTCACGATTTAAGCGGTACGAGTGCTACCAAAGACACCCGCGAAAGACAAGGGGTGTCACGGTTTACAATGACAACAAGAAATGCGAATCTGGCTACTATGACATGGAACTATTAGAGCATTATGTACTAACACGAATCGCCCAGCTCCAGAATGATCCAGACAAGATACAAGAGCTATTTTCAGACGATACCAGCCCAGCCGTGGACAAGCAGGCAATTCAAAAGCAGATAGACAACCTAACAGTCAAATTAAGCAAGCTGAACGCTCTATACCTGGACGATAGGATCACGCTGGACGAATTAAGGGCTAAGTCTTCAGATTTTATCAAGCAAAGAAGCGCGCTGGAAAATGAAATAAAAAAAGCCTCGAATGATAAGCAAGCGGGCCAAAGAGAGAGAATTGAAAAGCTATTAGATGCCAGTAGTGTACTTGATATGTCCTACGATAATCAAAAAGTTATTGTCAGAGAGTTAATTGACAAGGTGCAAGTCACATCTGACAAGGTGGTTATACGCTGGAAAATTTGATAAATTTGGTTACGCTATTTTCAATAAAAGAAAGTAAATTTGTCACTCGGATAAAAATAAAAAACCTTGCTAAATGCAAGGACACGAACTTTAAACAATCAACTAAATGAGCCTTCGCTCTACTTCAATTGTACGCAATTTATTGACCGATAGCTTACCACGGTCTGAGCCATAAGGAGCGACCCTATAACTTCCGTAGCGATTAAATGACTAGGCACGACTGGTTACGTCCAACTTTCACCCGACATTCAGAAATATATTTTAAGCATTAATACACTCTAATGTATCGTCTGCACATTTTGGGCTACTTGTACTTATCTTTGGTGTTATTGGCCAATCCCTTGGCCTCAAGTGCAAAACGGTTTAATTTAGCATTTCTGGTTCGGTTCTTACTGCTACGCAAGACCTCCCCAGATTATTCTTTCACCGAAAGCGTCTATTGTCACCGCCACCGTCTGATAATGGTCTAATTACGC